ATGAATGCCTCTATCTCATCCTGGTTACGCAATACCTCAGAGATGCCAGTCTGATCACGGGCAGACTCTTTATTGACCACTATTGACCACATCTCATCTGCTGGGAATACCTTGGTTTTGTGGCTGCCACCATCCTGTGTGATCCGCTGCTCCCACTGCTGGATAGTCCCATCATCAGAGGTACGTGGGAGCATGGTGTATGGCTCAGCAGGCAAGGCTCTCTTGAAGTCACCTGTAACTGTCTCTTGGATTTCGCCCACTGCATAAGGATAAAATAGGGCATCCTCACCCAAGTCTAACACCAGTCGGTCCAGGTTGGGAAAGTTTGCCTGCAACCATTGCTCTAGTGTCATTGCCTCTCCATCAATCACCTGCTCTGTCTCACTGTCATTCTCCACATGGATGCTGGCACCCTCACCAAAGTTAAGCAGTGATTTGTAGTGCAGCAACTGAGCCACCTGCCCACCGCTCTTACGTAATGCACGGATTTCTCTCAAGTCACTGTGTGAGAGTGATTGCCCAGAAAAGTATGAGCTGTCACCACCACCTGATTTCTCAACCAGTGTCTGTGGGGTGGCAGATGCCAACCTCTTGCCGACAGCCTCAGAGAGAGAGCGGTCAGTCTTTGCCACTGGGATAGTCCTATTGCCCAGTCGAATATTGTAGTTAGGCATCAGGCATCACCCATCTCGACAGCCACACCAATGGGCCACTGCCCGGTGGCATATCGGTATGCAATCACTGCCAGGGTGATCACCAGCAGCATTGCCTCAGCCTTATCAACAGTCATGCATGACCGTTGCATGCCGTCTCTCTAAGTGTTTGGGTTAGTTAGTACCTGCCTGCCTGCAACTCATCAAGTGTCTGCTCTATCTTGCCCAGCCTGCTGCTGGTATTGAGTGCATGCTCTTCTAACTCTCTCAGTCGGGCATCAATATCCTCTGTGGGGACCACTTCTATCTTATCTGGCTGTGTGTCAGACAACCGCTGCATAAACTCTGCCCACGTCTCATCATCTCGCTTGCTCTCGCTGGCTGCATCCTTTGCCTCTACAGGCACCCGGATTGATGTGTAGTCAGTCATACATCATCCTCTGGCAAGAAGGTGGCAAATTGCAAGCCACAATCCCCACACCTGTGCAGGTAGCCTTTGCTGTAGCCACCTTGCCCATCAAAACTGCCATTCTGCCCACAGTAAGGGCAAAAGGCTGGCTGTCTGTCTGATACCTCTGTATTGTCGGGGGTTTCATAATCTCCGTATACAGTCATTCTTGGAAATCAATATAATGTGACCAATCACCTGGCTCTTGCTCAAACATCACAACCATATCCAGTGGCTCTCCAGCCTGGTTATGCTGCCAGACAACAAACATCTCTGTCTCTGCTGGCTGCCACATAGTCCCTCTGATCACCCCATCCCTCTCGATGTGGTCCACAACCTCACCTGCTCCCCACTGGTTCATCTCTGCAATCTTTTCCTCAGTCGTTGCTGCATCATCTGCCTCTGGCTCTTGTGCCATTGCATCCTGATGTAGTAAGGTCTACACCATAAAGGTGGCTGTTGAAATGACAAATAAAAAAGTCAGCTGCCAGTCTATTGGTCCAAGGCAGAAAAGTGAAGCTTTGCCTCTCCATCACAAGTGGACCGGAGAGCAACACTAGCACTTGATTGCATTATCTCTGTGATCAAATCTGCCTTTTGCTCTGACAATTCGTATATCTCACTTGGGTCATTCTCTGACTCAAGATAAACCGTGATCCAGCGGTGGGCAGGGTCTTGCTTAACACTGATGTTGTCTATGTCGAAGGTCCATTCTTGTGCATAATCATCAAGCAAGTTTCTCATTCTAGTTGCTGCAACTTTCTCAAGATTGATGCTGTCATCATCGCGGGTGGCTTGTTGTGCCATACTCCTATGTAGTAGAGACTACTACATAAGTATTCCTATCTGTTAGAATCCTGCTCATACAGATCCATAGTCACTGTATCATCTGCCACATCTCGCACATAGGTCTTGCCACAGGATGGGCAAGCCCAGCAGGGAGAGGCACCCTCATCAAAGGCAGCAGTGTGTGGGTTGTAGGTTGTGGTTTTCTCACAGGGTGTCTCACAGGCATCACAGACAAACTGCTCTCGAGTTACACCAAAGGCATCTCGAAACTCCACCACCCGCTTGGCACCCTCTTGGACAGCCTTTTGCAGGTCAAAACCCCCGGCATCATCGTTGCCATCAGCCATGATCAGGTGCCTCTGTCATACATATCCAAGCCTGATGCCCCAGGTGAGGCTGCAAAGCTGATGCTGTCAAGAGCCTGAGCCACTGAATCCAGTTGGTCCACCTTGCCACTGGGGAAGCCTGCCCATTCAGTCTTGAATGCTGACCAATCCATATCCTTGCCTGCCACATCACTCCAATCAAGTAGTTTCACAGCTCCATTTGAGAATGGCACAGACAAGCCTATAATTCTATCCTCCTTGCCACTTGTCGGTGTGTGGGGGATAGGCTCTAACCCACTGGCTCTCAGGTTTTCCTCAAACCAGGCTTGAGCCTGCACCCGCTCATAAACAACCTCATTGGTGGGCACCCATTCGATGCAGCCTTTGATCCAGTCTGCTGCCTCTGATGGTGCCTGCCCCCGTCTCCGTCTCACTTCAGTCAAATATGCCTGGGTCTTGGTGGGATGCTCAGCAACAATAGCAATGCTCCAATAATCTGTGTCATTCTCTCGAGCCTTGGCAGCATCCATCTCAACCCCCAAGTCCACACTGATGTGCCACTGCCACTGCACCCCATCAAGCACAGACACAGGCACAGTGTCTAGCATATCGAGAGTCAGCAAGGTGCCACCACTGGATGGATCAGCCTGGTATTGCTGTCGAAACACTGCATCTGCTGTTGTCTCTTTGATACGCTCTACCTCATCAGCATCAATCCAGTGTGATTCACTGCTGGTTGCATGCACAGAAAACCAGTCATCCTTTTGTTTCTGTGGCTGTGCATGAGGCATCCCTGACTCTGCACCCCAGCAATATCTGTCATAAAACCAATTCTCTCCCACTGGCTTACTGATCAGCAAGGCACCCCCATCATCATCCAGCAGCATTGGCCGCAAATCGTTTTCCCAGATTGAAGAATTGAGATAGGCTGCCTCGTCGATTATCATTAAATCCACCCCTGCTCCCTGCAAGCTCTCAGGTCTGTCATATGAATAAAACTCTATTTGCCCACCCTGCTTGAGTGATATCTCGAAGGGAGCTGACCGCTTAGGCTCTCCATGAATGGTAGAGTCTGGGCAAGCCTGGACCACTTTTTCAAAGCCATACTTTCTGGTTTGGGTGTATGTATTCCCAACCCACCAGACAATAGGATCACTATCTGCCCCATATGGGTATGTGTCGGGACTATAGGCATAATCCAAGAGAGCAGATACTGCCATCACATTCTTGCCAAACCTCCTTCCCATCATCCCCACCCGAAACCGTGCCTGGCTCTGCAATATCTCCAACTGCTTGGGTGAATACTCACACCTGAGAGTGATGGTCTTGCTCATTCTGTGTCTGTGTCAGTTGCTGTCTCCACACTGATGAAATCAGAGGTAACTTCTATAGAATCACCATCCTCTCCCATCAATTCCTGCTTTTCCTTCTTGACATAGCCAAAGGTGGCAGATGCTCGAAACTCTGGCTTGCACTCTTGTAGGACTTCCATTGCCCCTCGCGCATGTGCCTGCGCGTAGCCCCTACAAAAGTCACATGGATCATCAACCACAATCTCTGGAGAGCGTGGGGTTTCCACACAGCAGAGGGACCGTCTCAGGGTGTTGGCACAGACTTGTGCAAGAGCAGCCTGATCAGAGACAGTCAAGCCACTGTTGGCTGCTGTGTATATGATTTGCTGTTTTCGCTCATCCTGCAAGGCTGCTGGACGTCCACCACTATCCTGCTGGCCTTCTTGCTCAGTGTGGTGGTGGCATCTGCCATCATCTCGAGAGGGTGGCAACTGGCACGGTGTGCCATCTGGTTTTGTGTATGCACACTGTTGGGTCATGCTTGTATATCACTCTGCATTGCAGACTCAAGAATTGTCTTACCCACTTCAGGATGCACACAGTTTTTGAGAATTTTCTTCTTGCCATAGTCAGATGAGAAAGTATACTCAGAAAGGTCAAAGCCAAATGTCTCTTGATGGGCTTCAATATCAAACTCCTCAGCAGTTAACACAGCGTTTCTCTCCACCTTTGTTTTGGGTATGTCAAAGTTTGACCAAAACAAGTGCCTATCTGTCTTTTTTCCATCAATCAGTGGCTCATACCACGGGTCTACATTCTCAACAACCCACTTCCCAGTAAAGTAGCCTTTCAAAAACAGGATTTCCTCATATAGTTTCAGGTCAGGAAACACAGGATCAGCACCAACATTGACTGAGAAATTCTTGCGCATCTTACTGTGTGTTGGGCAGGGTGGGCTTGACCAAATGACGTCAAAATCTGCAAAATTCTCAAGCAAATACTCATGAGCATCACCAACAACAACAGTGTCATCAGGGTTGAAATCTGCATATGCATCTGCAATTTCTTGATTATACTCAACTGCTGTCACATCTGGCTTGTCACCCCAGAGGCGTCTGTTGCCACCAATGCCTGCATACAGGTTCAATATAGAAACATCCTCGAGTTGCTTGTCTGCTAGTGGCTCATCAGATAACCCGGGCAACTCAGATGTGTCACCTGCATCATCAAGCAAATCCTCCAGCTCATCATCATCAAAACCCAAACTGCTCATATTGATATCATCAAAGTCCTGCAAGACAGCCAATTCTGACTCGAGTGAGTCATTAATCCAATCACTCTCTGCTGTCTTGTTGTCTGCTATTCGAGCAGCCTTTGCCTCTGCATCACTCAGGTCTTGGCGTTTGATAACTGGCACCTGCTCAAGCCCTAGCAACTCTGCTGCCTGTGTCCTACCATGACCCTTGATAATCTCATTATCACCATCTACCACTACAGGTTGGTCCCAACCATAATTCTTGATTGATGAGGCAATCTTTTTCACTTGAGCATCTGGGTGCTCTTTGGGATTGTTAGAGTATGGTATCAGACTGTCCACAGCCACCATCTGTATGTCAAAGTCACCATCTGGCATTAGTGGCTCTTGATGTGGATCAGTGGTAAAACCACAGGGTGTGGTGTGGTGTTAGTTTTCTAGCTCCCCAGGGTCATAGCCACAGGTGGAGCAGAGTAACATCTGATCATCATCCTGCTCAGCTCTTGCTGCTCTCCTTGCCTGTGGTGATAAGGCACCCCAAGCCCACGTG